GTTTGATCCGTTGTATCCGGCCCAGACCTCAAACTCAGCCGCCGTGTTGCCCCGGTTGGTTACCTGCAGTGTAAACGTCACCAGATACTGCCCCGGCTGGTCAAACCAAATCTCGTCGGTGTTTTCTACCCGGATGCCCTGCGTGATGATCGGCTGGTTGAAACTTAACTGGTTCGCCCCCGTGATGCTGGGGTTGGTCTGATCCTGATCGCTCATCAACATGGCGTGGGGGTTTTGCAGGTAGACGCCGCCGTCAGTCCCCACCAAAGCGTTGAGCAGGTTTGCTAACCGGTTAAAGTACAAACGCAGGACGTTGTTGAGCGTCATCATGACCCCAGAGCTGTACGCCGGAGGGTGATCCGGCAGCCGGGGTGGCTGAGGGTTGTCGAGCTGCGTGGTCATTTCTTACCATCAGGCCGGATGTCGATACGAGGAGCGCCAAGCTGCCAAGCCACACCCAAACCGGTAGAGCCGACCTTGAACGCCATCTGCCGCCCGCGCAACCTCACGTTGACCTGCGGGGTGAACTGCTGCACGTTGTACACACGCTGGGTGTTGTAGTTGTTGTTGCTCGTTACCGCAGGGTTATTGGTCGCACCGTAGGGGCTGCCGGGGAACTGACGAGGACGCACAGAGAAGTCCACCGATGGAGTGGGAGTGGTCGAACCATCAAAGGTCAAGTCCGGGATGATGCGCCAGACAAAGCCAAAGTTGTGCCCCTCGCCGATGTCGAAGTCCGAGGACTGAATGAAGCACTCGATGGGCGCAGGAGGATTGACCGAACCGTCGTCGTTGCCTGTCTCGTGGTACAGAATCTGCCCGCCGTAACCAGCGGCCACGGGCACATCACGCAGGGGTGTGTCAATCCAAGCGGTCCGAGCCAGATTGCCGTAGTACCAGTTGTTCTCAAGGTAGTTGTACACCACGTACTTGTCGATCGTGTCCGAGTTGGCCGAACAGTAATACCACCAGACCTCACTGAAGGCATCGTTGATGCCGGCAAAAATCTGGAACTGCTGGCTCAAGTTGATGTCGTCAAATACAAACTGACGCAAGTCACAGGGCAGAGTCTGCACCCGGCCGTTGTACACGTAGAACTTGTCCACACCCATCCAATAGGTAACGTCATGCACCGTAACCACGGCGTTAGGGCCAGCAATTGATGAGTTGGAACCCAAAGGCTGGAAGCCCCACACAAAGGGTGGGCCTTGGTATTGCATTGAGTACACCGAAGAGTCGGTGAAGACCAAAATCTCCTGACGGGTCTGTTGAGCGCAGATGATTTCCGAGCCAGCGCTCAGACGGAAGCTGCCCGCTTGGTTTGTAACGGCAGGAGACCACACAGCATAGTTCTCCTGATCGGACCAGCGAACAAGCAATGGGTCCTGAACGGAGGAGCCATAGTCGTTTACACCAAAGGCCAGCACAAAGCGGGATGAGTCCGACACCAACACGAAGTTACAAACTTCAGGGCAGTCAGTGTCAGTGTCAAACGGCGATGGGCTTGCGGGGTTCAGCAGAACGGCGCGGTCAAAAACAGTAGGGGTTGCGTTGTTTTCCCAGTAGTACAGACCATCACCACGAGGGTTGATGATTAGGTCCTGACCATAGGCGGCTTGACTCCATGTGCGCAGCTGAATGCCAAAGCCCAAACCCGCAGGAGCACCAGCACCCCAGCCAGTATCTGAAGAACCCGTTGTAATACCACTCCATCCGCCAGCGCCCCAGCCCACGCCGACCGTAAAAACGTCAGAGCCGATGGAGATTTGGTACTCACCAATCGTGTCCGCGCCGCCATCACCCGTGTCGTTGGCATTAGCGTTTACACCCACCACGATCGTGTATTGAGCGGAGCTGTTGACTGTGACTACCCGGTGCTCAGTGTTGAGCACAGCGGCCGTAATGGTGCCTGAGCTAACTGTTGCAACAGTGATGGTTGCGTCATTGGCTGGAGTTGATCCGCCCAAGTCTGCACCAGAAATAACGACGGTGTCTGAGACTGCGTAAGCATTGCCCGCATTTGTGATCGCATTTAACGTATAGGCCCCAGCCCCATCGGAAGCAATCGTGAACTCCGCCCCATACCCAACTCCGGATGTGGAGGCTTGAGATACCGCCGTAAAAGTGGCGCTACCAGTAGATGTTCCTGCAATTGTTCCAGTCAAAAGTCCACCGGAAAGCGTTACGGCATCGATAAACGTTACAAAATCACCGACCTGAGTGTTAGAACCTGAATCGTCTACCGTAATGACGTTAGAACCATCTGTGGCTGTAAAAGTTACGTCCCCCGCGCCTGTGGTTTCTTTTAGCGGAGTAATGTCGTTGAAATCGCCACCGACCGTGTTCTGTATGTAGTATTTGAGGCTTGTGCCGATACCCAATAGGTTCGAGCCAGCCAAGTTGATCCAGTTGTACAGCGAACGAGCCACACCCCAGTAAGAGCCTGCTGGAGGCTGCAGGGTAGCCGATGCCACGCCAGAGTCTTTCTGCCAGCCGCCGATCTTTTCTGGGTAGCCAGAGCGAAAGCGAACCTTGTCGGACTCAAACCAACCGCCTTCATTGGCCAAGGTCGTGCTCTCACGATTAACACCGGGCTTGAATTTGAGGGTTTGTAGTGGCATGGCGGGTCCTTGTTACAGGAGGATTTTATGCCACTAGTCCGGGTAAGTACACCGTCTTGCCGCCTTGCTTCGTCGCAGTCATGACCTGCTTCTTCAGATTGCCGGGGTCGTAGCTGACGTGCACCCAGCCGCTGTCGGGGATGCCGGGGGTGTAAAACTCCAAAATCAGCTGTGTAAACTCAAGGTTGTCCTTGACCCACTCGGCCAGCTCTGCGTTGGCGACACCGGGAATTTCCAAGTCCGCAGCCATGCCACGGCAGTGATCACTGGTCCGCGAGCCGCCGACCTTTGCGTTTACATCGGGGTGGCGGAAACCTGAGTTGATGTGCACACCCTTGGCAAAGTGGTCGCGGATGGGTTGGAGAACTTTACCGGCCAGCGTGGTCAGGTTGCCGATCTCGGTCGGGCCGGGGGTGTTCTCCATGTCGTGACGGGCAGCCGTCTCGCTTTTGGTCAGCTCATGGAGGGAGAAGTTTTTGGTGAGTTGGGTCATTTGATGAGTGCTTTCAGTTTGGCTTCTTCGCTTTTGTCCTTGCTACCTTGGCTGCTACCGAAGTAGTAGGAGAGGATTTGGGTCACAGCAGCGGACAACACACCGAGGATGTAGATCAAGATGTCCTTGGCCTCAGCCTTTACGTCCACAAAAATCAGAATGGCGAACAGCAAGAACGACAGGCCAACCACACCGAGCGCCAGCACGGGGGTCACCAGCTTGTTGAGCATGGGAGCCTTGTCGCTGGTCGCAATGGCAGTTTCGCGGTTGCGTGCGCTTTCCATGTTGGCGTTGGCAAGCTCGGCAAGTTTGGTCTCATTGGCCATCGCAGCCAGTTCACCGTTTTGGGCAAGAGCAGCAAGGTCAAGTTGTGCCTTGGCTTTTGCAGCGGGATCGGGCACGAGCTTGTCGATAAGCTGTGAACCAATATTTAAAAGACCTGCGATTGGGATCATGCTTCACCTTCTTTCTTGTCAGACGGGGGTTTCTTGTTCATTGCCAACAGAGTCCCAAGCGACCCAGTGATGAATGTCGCCAGTGGGGTGATGAGGTTAAAGAAAGCCTCATCGTTGGGGGCCATGCCGTTCATCGGTTGGGTTACAAACACCAGCGAGTACAGCACCACTGCCACGATACCCGCAAGGGTCAGCGACAGGGTGATGCCAATGATGAAGCGCAGCAGCGCGTCAAGGTCAGTTTTCATTTTGGTCTTTCAAAAGGTACTTGGTGCAAGTGCCATCGGCCTCACACGCTGGCGGTTGACAGGCTGCGATGTTTTGGTTCTTTGGGTTCTGGCAGGGGTAGCGGTAGGTGTCGTAGCACCCGGCCAGCGTCAGTGTGCAAAGCAGAATCAACGTCTTCATACGTCCCTCGACAGCCAAATAGCCGCACCGATGATGGCACCCAAGCCGCCCAGCAGGACGACCACCAAGATGATCAGGCCGATGTCTTTGATGCGCTGGATGATGCGTTGCTTCTTCAAGACCTTCTCACGCTCGGCAGCTTCGCGCTTCTTCTTGGCCTCCAGCTGGAACTTGAGCCAATCGGTCCACAGGCCGGCGCGGCCTTGGTAGATCATCATCTCGCGCAGCTCTTCCTCTTGCTTCTTGAGTTTTTCAAGAGCCATGAACTCCTCGAGATCACCGCGATCAGAGCCGCCCTTGGCGCTGGCCTTCTTCTGGATTTCTGCCTTGGTGTCGAAGTATTTAAACAGCGACTCGCCCGCAGCCATGATGTCGCCAGAATTGGCAACAGCTTCCTTGATGACGGCAAAGGCCGCGTTGGCTATTGCTAATTCTGCGAGCATGGCTTGGCCCCAAAGTCAAACAAACCACGTTATAACAGCGTACCGCGTACCCTTGGTTACGGGCATGATTTCGTGCGGGTACATGAAGTTGGAGGTGAACATCAATGCCGAACCTTTTGCAGCCCGCATGACTATTTCACGGTCAAAAAATCCCCACTCACCACCCTCGTAGTCGTCGTTGAGTGCAAAAGAGCAGGACACAGCCCTGTTTTGCCCTTTGAAAGAATCTGTGTGCTGCGCATAAAACTGCCCCTCTCCATATTGGAGAAGCTGGTACCCAGTATCCTCTTTAATATTTACTGATGGAAATTTATTAGCGTAGGTCTGAATTGCTTTGCCCGCGCATAAAAATAATTCTGCGTCCAATTTTTTTCTCAGTAACTCATTTTTTTCAATAACATGTAAAGTTGAAATTTCAACTTCCTGCACATTTCTAATACTTAAATTCAAACCGCCAGCCGTTGTCGCCTTGCGCCATTCCGTGCTATTTTTGTACTCTTGCAAAAGTGCATCACACAAATCCAATGGGACAGCGTCTTCTTGAACAACAATGTAGTCTTTTATTTTCATTGTTTAAACAAAATTTCATGGCTGATCCGAAGCTGCAATAGCTGCGTCAATTTCAGCTTTTTTTGCATTCCAAGCAGCCACCGCGAATTGAAACGGTGTAATGTCTGTGATGAGTTGGTTCTGCGGTCTGGTTAGCGCACCATTGGCAAACACTGTTTTGAACTCGACCTCGCCGTATTCGCCATACCACTGCACTGCGTGGATTGTTGGATCAAGTTGGGGTAGCTCAACAGGCTCAAAAAACAGTCCGTCAACGCCAACACGCTTGTCATCAGCAACGATTATTAATATCATGATTTCACCTCAATAACTTTCAGCTCTGGTCGAGCCTGTTGCAACGTAGCCATCAGAACCTGTTGGCCCATGTCATTGGCTTTCACCATTTCGTTTCGGAAACTCTCAACCGCAGCGCCGGTTTGTCGTTGCTGCTGGCTGTTTTCAATCATTAAAAGAGGAAGCCATGCAATAGCGCACCCGTAGTCGTCGATCTCTTCTCCGGTGTTTGGGTTGCTCCCGCGCACCTTCATAAACCACGAGCAGTCAAGCTGGCGGCATGGTTTAAATCCATCGAGGGGGCAGTTAGCTTTTGGCTCAAACTTCATAATCAGTCCTTAGTTGCACGAATAACATCAACGTAAGACACGGCCAAATTAATTGCGTTTCCGCTAAAAGTGGATGATGAAATTGTCAAGCTGTGGTTGTGGGCACTATTGCTACCCGTTGAAGAGCTTGTAAAAGTTTGAGTAGTGGGAGATGAAATATCTGTAATTCCTTTGACAGTGGGTCCGGAGCCGGTTTGGCTAAGTATGCTTACGGTGTGATTATGACTCGCCAACTGTGCCGTGGTCAGCGTATGGTTGCCCACCGAGCCGCTTACCGAAACCGTACCGCTAGGGGTCTGAGACGCAAACGCCGTCGTAAAAGCCACCGAGCCGCCCGTACTTGCCGTGCCCGTAACGAGCCGTAGCGCAGTGTTGTTACCAGTCGATGTATTTTTTGTCCAGCCAGTAGGCGCTGCGGTTTGTGCAAACAACATGACTGTGCCGGCAGGAATTACCGACGCTGCTGCCGTTGTTTGAATGCTGTTGTCGGGGAACTGTACGCCCGTGGCTACAAGACTTGATGCCATTTAAAACTCCTTATGGTGTACCGTGGCCGGACACATCCGACAGTGCTGTGAAAACGCCCGCTGAAGTTAGCGATGCAATGATGGTTGCGCCGTGCTTAAACAAAAGTTTACCGCCGGTCTCTTCAATCCTGAAGTTTGCAGTTGCCAAGCTCGTGTTCTGGAAGGCAAAGTTGGTGTCATCGCTCCACACCGTCATGATCTTGCCGGCCGGAATTGCTACACCTGCACCTGCTGCGGTGGTGTTACCCAGAGCTGTGGAGTTGTAGATCGTAGCCGTGTAGCTGGTGTTATTGAACACCGTGTACAGCTTGGATTCTGGCGGCGCATAGACGGCGAACGCCGAGGGAGCCGAAACCAGTTCAATGATGGCGTTGCGCGCTTGATCTGCAGAACCGTTGCTGGCGGTTAGCGCTTGGTTGGCCGAGTTGATTGTGACCGACACATACCCGGCAATGGCGTCTTCAATCAACGTACCGAGGTTGGTATTGGTCGTGGTGCCCCATGTGCCGGCCTGTTCGCCAGCGCCGATCAGCTCGATGCGTAAGTTTGGTGAAAATGTACTCGCCATGTCAGTCGCCCTTCAGCTGCTGTTTGATGGATTGTAGCTCGCCGTCGAGCTCTTTGATAGCCTCGATCAGCAGGGGGACCAGACGCTCGTACTTGACTGTAAGGTACTTATCGTCGATGGGGGCAGGGGCCACCACTTCGGGCTGCACGGCTTGTACTTGCTGAGCCGACACACCAACCTCACGCTTGACCTCGTACCCAAGTGCTTGCGCAGTCTCGCTGGCCTCGTAGTAGAAGCCCGACAAGGTACGAACCTTTGCCAGCGCGTCTTCAATGTTGCCCAGCTTGGTTTTAAGACGGTCGTCAGAGTAATGCGCAACGATGTCGCCGGTTGCCCGGATTTGACCGGCCGTACCAGAGGCGGCGGTGTTAACGCCGATAGAGTTGAACTGCGAGTTTTGCGTAGTGCTTGTAAATGTAGCTGCGCTGCCTGTCGTGTTCTGGTTCAATGTGGGGAACGTGCAGTTGGCCAAGTTGCCCGATGCAGGTGTTCCCAGTGCGGGGGTTACCAATGTTGGGCTGTCTGACAACACTACCGAGCCAGTACCCGTAGAAGACGTTACACCAGTGCCGCCGTTGGCAACCGGAAGAGTCCCGGAAACGTGGGTGGCCAAGCCGATCTTGCCGTAGCTTGGGGCAGAAGCCACGCCACCGGAAATCAGCGCGTTGCCCACTGCAGCGCCAGCCAGCTTGGCTAAGGATGTGGTGGTGTCTGCAAACAACAGATCACCCACGGTGTAAGAGGCGAAGCCCGTACCGCCGTACACCGCGCCAATGACGCTACCGTTCCAAGTGCCTGCGGCCAGAGTGCCGACGCCGGTTATGCCGGTGTAACTACCAGACAGACGGCTTGTACCCAGTGTTCCTGTGGAGATATTCGAGGCATCGGTGGTGTTTGTAGTCGCAGAGGCAGCCAGACCAGAAACCGATCCTGACGTGATTGCAATCGCAGTGTTTGTGACTGCGGTGACTTGACCTTGAGCGTTGGTCGTGAATACGGGCACCTGAGATGCCGAACCGTAGGTACCTGCTGTACCGGTAGCGGTGATGCTGAATTGAACGCCGCTCAGGGTAAGGCCCGTACCCGCGCTGTAAATCTGGGCCGACGAAATTTGGGCGAACGTGATGTTCGTTGTGCCAAAGGTGATTGTTCCGATGGTGTTGCAGGTGTAAGTCTCACCAGCGCCTGTTGCGCCTTCTTGGACGAAGAAGGTTGAACCTTCACTCAATGTGTCAGGACCGGCAAACCCGTAAGTATCCGTATCATTTGAACGGGTCAAAACCCAGTTGGTAGCCCCCGAACCAATGCTGGTAACTACATACACGCCGTTTTGTGTTTCGTCGGTCTGCTCGTACACCAACACACGGTCGGCCACCACCATGGTGATGCCGTCAATCACCAAGGCAACTTGCGTGCCGGCGTTGGTCAATGTTGCGCCCACACCGGAAGTGCCGTTGTTGTAGGTCGCGTTTAAATTGATTGGGGACTCAACCCGTACCGGCTCATGAAAGTGGATGCCTGCCGCAACAAGGGTGTCAACATACGATTTGTTGACCAGATCATTGCCGCTTGCGGGAGACGTGGTTACCGTGCCTGCCGTAATGTTGGCTGTGGTGATGTTGGCTGTGGTAGCCCCAAGAGTGGTGACATCCAAGGCGGTGACAGCGGTGCCGGCAACGTTCAAAAATACCGCACGCTCAGCGGGGTAAGTGACAAACACATCCTTGGTGCCGGCCGGAAAATCAACCTTAGAGCCAGCGTTGCTGGACTCAAGCACGGTGTCGCGGGACAGTGTAAACGTGCCAGCTGTGTCGGTTACCGTACCGATACCGACTTCAAACTCCCCCGTTGGGGCACCGGGTTGCATTGCGATGGTGTAGTAGGTCTCACTGCCGTCGCCGATCACCGCAAAAGACTGAAATCCTACAGCTGCAGAGCCAAGCGTGAAGGTGCCCGTGCCCGTGGTTGTGGCTGAAACTTTAACTCGGTCTTTTAATACGGTGGCCATATAACCCTCTTAGTTCTGTGTTTTAACCACAGTCCAATTTGTAGACTGTGCGTTGTTGATGATGTTCCACAAGAAGTTTGCGGCTGCAGCATCTTGTGCTGTGACGCTTTCGGCGATGCCGCCGTTCATGGTTGCACTAGCGCTTACGCTGTCCGAAGCGTTTGCCGCCATCAAAGCAACCGCATTAAACACGGACGGGGCAACCAGCACCGTCATAGACCCAGAAGCTGAGTCGCTTATCTGAACCAAGAAAACAGTGTTTGAGCTTGGCTCGTCAGAGCCGGACGCTGTATCTGCTGTGCTCGCATTAAATGCAGCCAACGCACTGGCGACCATTGATGGGTTTGCCAACTCTTCAATGTTGGAATCATAGACAAGCCCGCCAACAACGCCATCCTGTGCAGACAGTAGTTCTGAGATGGCCGAATTAAATACAACCAATGCAGCCGAGGCGTCCGCTGCCGACACAGAGTCTGAAAAGCTGACCGGGAAAATAACCAGAGCCGCAAGAGCATCTGTGATGCTGGCCTGCTCCGCCAAAGATGCGGGAAAAACAACCAAAGCCGATTCCGCGCTTGAGGCGCTTGCCGACTCTTCCATCAGTATGCCGAACACAGAAGGGGCTACCAGCACGCTGTCATTTGCAGCAGCCTCTTCCGGTGTTGCACCAAGAAAGATTGCACGCGCAAACGCGGATTCCGAAGCTTCTGCGGCGTCAGCAAATGACGAATCGAAGAAAGCCCCGGAATCTCCCGGTGCCCCAAATGGGGCCGCAGCGACTGGCGCGAACCCAAACATTCGGGGCTCCTATTAAGCCGCGTCGAGGCTAAAGGTGTAGGTAACGTTCAGGGTGTCGCCAGAAACAACCGTGCGATCGCCGGGGGAGGCGAAGTCGGCTTCCGAGAACAACACACCAGAGGTGCCGCTTGCCACGGTACACAAGAACGCACCAGCAACCACGCCGCCAGCACCAGAGATGGTGAACGACGAAGGAGATGCACTGTTGCTGATCACCGAAGGATCGGCTGTGGTAGCGGTGCCAAACGTGACTGCTTTGCGAGAGCCACTGTAGTCGGTGTACTCAGTCCATCCTGCGTGCGAGGCCAATGTGTCGGCTGCAGCGTAGGTCGTGCTACCAGCAGGGCCAGTCACCAAACCAAGGAAGAAGGCTGCGGTATAAGCGCTGCCCTTGAAGTATTCGGTGTTCATGTTCTGCAGTCCCTCATTGACCACGAGGTTGTGCATTTCATCTTCCCATTTCAGCTGGCCGGCGCTGTCAAAGCACTGGACGCGAAATACGCCCCCGCCTTTTGAGCTTTCGGAAAAACCTGTTTTTGCAACCAGACCTGCCGAAGCAGCGTCGCCAGAATGCGCTTTGTCTTGGAACATTTCAAACTCCTGTTAAGAAAATCGGATCAGCGCACTGGTCGCTGTGTTGGCGGGCATCTGCACCAAAAAGGTATTGGTAGCAGTCTTGTCAGAACCAAAGTCCAAGACCGCAACAGCCTTGTTTCCTTTGGTGCTATTGTAGATGAGTGCACCCCTTGCAGTAAAGGCCGCAGGGTTCCACAAAACGTTGGCGAAGTTCACAAAAGCAGCAGCATTGACGCTGATGCCTGTCATCACATTACCGCCGGCCGTGTAGCCTGTGCCCGAGGTTTCACCCCCAGTGACGTACACGGTGGTGTTGGCATCCAAATCGGCCGTGGCCAGATACAGAGCGATTTTGAACGTGTCGGTGTTGAAGTCGTGCACACCCTCTAGGAGCTGTGCTTGAAAGGAGTTGGTGACGGTTTGGGTGATCATTGGACTGCCTGACGGTATTGGCCGCTACGGTAAGCGTCCTGTCTCTCCATACCATCGCCCAGACGTTTGGCTTGCGCCACGGCTTCCTCGTACTTCTTCTGGTACACCGTCAGCGTCTCGGCCTCGGCCTTCATGAAGATGCCTGCCTCAACCAATGAACCGTACAGCAGCACAGAGTCAAAGTTGTCGCCCAACCACGTATTTCCTGCAGTCACGATCGACTCTGGGTAATAGTAGTAATGAAGCTCGACACTGTACGTAGCATCAGGCGTTGGACCGAGAATGAAGCTCAGCTCATTTGTGATGAGCGGAGGGTTGTCATTGGTCGTGGTCGGACCGAACAAAGCATAGTACTTGGGGATGCCCAGCGAATTGGGGTTGGGGTACGCCTGACGGATGAAGTTCACATCTTTGTTCAGCAGGTACTCATACCTGCCGGTAGCGTCAATGACCGCCAAGGAATACACAGCCAAGAAGTCGCCCGGAGAGGACAGGTACTTGTTGGACACGAACACCTGACCCGTCACATTCTTGCGAAGCGAGGGGAACTGCACCGTGTTGTAGATGCGCTGCTCAGCCAACTCAACGAATTGAGCGATCTGGGTTGCAGACGAAACCGTGCCGCCGCTCGCCAAAAAGGCGTCAGGAAATGTGTTTTCTGTGAACGCTTGAATCTGCGCGGACAAAGACTGATAGTCGATTTAAGCCACCATTTCCAAAGTGTACATGCGTGCCACTTTGCCTTTCTGCTTAACTGCATTTGTTACGCTGGTACGAAGAACACCCAAGTACTCGGCGGCAGCTTTCTGCGACAGGAACGAGCACTGTAGCTCGCGGCAGTATACCGGCTTCCATTTGGATTGCGCTATTTTTGCCACGGTGACAGCGCTGTGCGTTCTGCCGCGAGAGGCTGCTGAACGTCGTTGTTTGTTCTCGGTTCGCTGCGCTGCGGCGCGGGCACCTTCGATTCTGCTGGCCCTAACCTCGGGGTCTTGCCAAGACAGCTTGATGCCCTCGGACAAGTTACGCGCAGGAGCCGGTGCCGCCTTAACGTGATTCGCCCATCTTGCAGCGTTACCTATGCTGGAAACAGTGCGGCCACGACCCTTGGCTTCGGGTGTTTGGGCTGCGCGTTGGATGCTGACAACCGTCTTGGCTTTCCACTGCAGGTTTGCCCATCGCGCCTTCGCCGCATCAGACCGCTTGCGTCTAGTTTCTTCGGAAACCGTAATTGATCGCAGCCCTTTGCCGCCGCGAGTAGCGTTGTACGCTGGCTGTAGCTCCGCAATCAGTGCAATTTCGGCAGCGTTTAAGGCGTCGGCATCAAAAGCGACAAAAACCTCAGCAACCTGAAAAACATCTCGGCCAAAAGTGGTGAGCGCCTCTTGGAACTTGGCCTTCCTGCTGGTTGCGCAAATCGCAGTGCGCCAATGCGCGTCCCATCTTTTTTCAACCAATTGGCGTGTTTGCCCAACATACTGTTCGCCAGTATGTGTGTTGGTTGCAAGATAGATAGAGCCGTGCCGCATGCTTTTTCTATAAGGTAATAATTATTACCTTACGCCATGGGGCCACGGGCCATGACACCCTTGGTGGCGCAACCGGTACCGCGAATCTTGATGCCGGAGGTCTTGGTAGGCTTGTAGTCGTTGCTGTGGTTGTTGCCCACAGAAACGTTTGTTTCCCGCAAGAACTTCTTGTTGTCCGTGGGGGCAAGAACCGCTTGGGTCGCGGCTGGTTTTGGCTGGTTGTACGTGGGCATATTAAGCTCCTTTGCGGCCGGGGGATTTCTGGTTGGCCACCTTGGCCAAGCCACGACCCATCTTTAGCATGTCGATGTTGGTCTTGCCGCCAGCGCGAAGCTTGGTTGGCTTTTGATCTGCGTGCATGTTCTTTTCATGCTTGCGAACTGCGGTCTTTGCATCCATGACGGACTCCTTATGTTACGGTTACCTGTACTGTACCAAGTTCCAAGGTTAAAACCAAGTCATTCGGTGTCAGCGCATCATCAAAAAACCTAGAACCACCCACCGGTGCCCAGCCCCACTGGATGTCTCGGCTGCCCCCTGTCGTGAAGCCCTGTGCGTTTACACCGGCCTCAACATAGGTTGTGTCCCGGCGTGGGTTTCTCACTGCCTGCGGGTCATCCACCGGGTACATGCCCAACTGAAGCTGCGGCTGGTCAGGATCAAAGCAGTCCGGGCACACCAAGGTGTTGAACGTCTTCGTCTTGACGATCTCTTTACGCAGGTTCGTCAGCTTGAATTGGAAGCCACAGCGATCGCAC